AAGGGGCAGACTCCGGATGGTATGTACCAAATCGTAGTCGATCCTTATTACAAGGAAGAGAGTGAAGATCTCACCTCACTGTTCTCTGTCTCTGTATGGAAGCAGTATAACATGCTGGACCCTGTAGATGAGGGACTTCCTGTAGCCTGGTATGATGCCCGGCCACAACAACTGGAGACTGCTTACAAGAATCTCTTTATGCTGAGTGATATGTACAATGCGTCTATCCAAAGTGAGATAGCCGGTGGTGGACAGGGTATAGTAGACTACGCACGTAAAACGAAGCAACTTCACAAGCTGGACTTCGAACCTGAGATGCTCGGTAACAAGGAGTACACTACTGCTGCTCAGCAGAAAAATCGTACTATCTTCATGAATATGTCCACAGAAAAGAAACGTATGGGCCTTACCTATTTGGCCAACTGGCATACTACACAGAGAGGCTCTACTCCTGAGGGAAAACCTGTACTAAACATTCATCGTATCTACTGGCTCGGCCTGCTGAGGGAGATGAAGCGATTCAATCCGGACAAGAATGCTGACCGTATCTCAGGTTCTATCCTAGCCATGTTCATGCTCAAGGAGAATGCTTACAAAGAAGAGAAGCGTATCCCCAAGGACAACACTTTCTTCAAGAAACCCCTCTTCGGGGGGGCACAAGCTACACAAGCTGGTACCACCTCCTACTTCTAATCGGCTTAGTATTGGTGTTCTCATATCACCTGTACTATGTCATCTAACCAGTTACCTGAAGAAAATACCCGTGTAGCTCCCAGTGGTAAGCCATTACAGAGACTCTCATGGGCTGAAAAGACTGCAAAGAACTACGAGTGGTTTAAACTGAATATCGACTACAGAATTGGTTTATCCAATTTCAACTTTGGCACTGCCCCCGGCAACCGGAAAGATCTGGGTATGCTCTACAGCGTGTACAATAATCAATTCCCACTTGAGTGGTTCTCCCATATCACCGATCCGCTATCCGCTACCAATCCACAACACAAGGTTTACCCCGCTAAGGTGAGACCTACTTCCATGCTCCGTACCAACATTGATTTACTATTGGGAGAATACCCCAAGAGACCTTACGTCTACCAAGTAGTAAATATGGGCGAAGATGCCTTTAACAACTACCTGGATGGGTTGAGCAAGAAGCTGGAACAGAACATTGGTGAGCATTTCCTTGCTGCAGCACAAGCTAACATGCAAGCTGCTGGACATGATGTTCCTTCCATTCCTCAGCAGGAGGAGATACCCATGCCTGAGGAAATCAAAGATAGGTTCACTTCCGGCTACAAGGATAACCTTGCACGGAGAGGACAGAAATGGATAAAGCGTGCCATCCGTGAGTACAACGTAAGGCAGAAGCAACTGAAGATGTTTAAAGATTGGCTGATCACTGGTCGTGTGTACAGTTACAAGAATATTGAAAATGGAAGCTTCATCTATGAGAGAGTAAGTGCTCTCGAGTTTGATTATGATAAGAGTCCCGGACTTGACTTCATTGAAGATGGTGAATGGGCCATCCGTAGACAACTGTTAAGCATCAGCGATGTGGTAGACAGATTCTATGATGAACTGAAAGATGCAGACTATGTAGACCTTGAATCCCGTACCCAGTGGGTTACTCCTTTCAGTATGTATAACTATTTGCAGGGAGATACCAAGTCAGATCAGTATAGTGGTAAGATACCCGTATACCATGTAACTTGGAAAGGAAAAAAACAGGTACTGATTGTTGAATATACCGATCCCTTCACTGGAAAGGTAGAGGAGATGGAACTTGATGAAGACACTCCTATTGATGATACAATGAAAGTTACCAAACGTATCTGGGTAAACAGTGTGCATGAAGGATGGAGAATCGGGGACAAGATCTTCTCACGTATGCGGGAAATTCCTGTACAGCGCAATGAGATGAACAACTTCTCCCGGTGTAAGCTTCCCTACAATGGTAAGCACTACAGTGATACACATGCCGAAAACATGAGTGTACTGGAGATGGGTCTGCCGTATGCTATCATGTATATGGTAACCAACTTCCTGCTGGAGAAAACTATTGCCAAGAGCAAAGGAAAGATCGCTCTCATTGACCAGAATTCAATACCCAAAGGAGATGGCTGGGATGAAGAAAAGTTCTTCTACTACGCGGACGCACTCGGATACATGCTCATCAACCGTTCCCAGATGGGAGTTGACAAGAGCTTCAATCAATACCATACGCTGGATATGAGTCTGTTTGATCAGATCAAAGAACTCATTAATCTGCGTGATAGTTTTAAGAGAGACTGGGATGAAGTATTGGGTATCTCACCACAACGTAAGGCACAGACAAATAGTAGTGATGGACTGGGTACCACTCAAGCCAATCTCTTCCAGAGTAGCCTGATGACAGATATGATTTTCACCCTGTTTGAAGAATTCACAGAGAAAGAACTGCAAGGCTTCCTGGATTACAGTCGCTTCGTCAATGTAGATGGCATTCGTGCTATTTACAATGAAGATGACTTCGATCGTGAGCTGCTGGAGATTGACCCCAACTCTTACTGCTCGGCAGAGCTCGGTCTATTCGTGACGCACTCTGCAGAAGAGCAACAGAACCTCAACCAGTACAAAGGACAGACGCAGGCTATGATACAGAATGGTGTAAAGCAATCCACCATTCTGGAGATTCAGCGTGCCGATAACATAGCTGAACTAATGGGTAAACTCAAGCGCATTGAGGCTATTGAAATGCAGCAGGCGCAAGAGACCGCTCAGAATGAACAGCAGCATGAGGCCATGATTGAACAGATCAAAGAGAAGTATGCCCAGATACAGAGTGACTGCAAGATTAATGAGATCAATGCCGAGTGGGACAGACGTGACCAGAATGCCATGGTAGTTGGGGAGTACGCCCTCGAAGCAGCAGGTGTAAGCAGTGATGCGGATGGTAACGGAATACCCGATTCAGTTGAGATCAGTAAACGTGTGATTGCAGCACAGAAGGTACTATCTGAAGAGAAGGTAGCCTATATGGAGATCAGTCACCGTGATAAGATACACAAGGACAATATGAACCTGGCCGATAAACAACTGGCACTGGAGAAGGAAAAGCTAAAAAGTAAAGAGAAGACTGAAGCTATGAAACTCCAGGCTGCTAAGGCCAAGTCAACTAAGAAATAACTCAAACACTATACAGTATGAACTACATTAAACGACACTATGATCCTTCTGCAGGAGACGGAGCAGCAGCGATACCAATGCCACCTTCACTGGCAGATTTAAGCAATCCTAATTACACACCACCGCTGGTGAAACTCGATGATGCAGCTGCTGCACAGAAGTTAACCGATGATGCTGCTGCAACTGAGGCAACTAAGAAAGCTGCTGGTGATAATCCTCCACCTGCAGATCCTGTTGATGGGCGCAATGAAGATGGTACCCTGGCTGAGGGATACATTGAAGACGCAGATGGTAAGGCTATTAAGGACCCTACATTCAAACCAACAGACAATACAACGGATACTGTTGACGATAGTCCTGAAGCGTTCTTTGCTGATGTGGATAAACTACATGGTAACCCAATCAAAGTTGAGTATCCTGACGGAGTTGATCCACTCACACCAGAGGGAATTTACCATAGGGACAAAGTTGTTGCAGAGCAGGCTGTGCAAAGCTTTGAGGCGTATTTGAAGAAAGCGGATCCAAGATCTTACGCATACATGCTACACAGACAAGCAGGTGGTGATGACGAGAGTTTTTACTCTTTCAAAACATTTAGCTTGCCTGAGTATAGCACATTTAAAGATAATGTTGATCTGCAAGTAACACTGTACAAGAGTTCTTTAATAAGTAAAGGTTTGGATGCTGACACAGCACAAATGGCTGTTGACAAAGCGATCAAGGATGGGGTACTTTTTGACAAAGCTGATGCTGCCTATAAGACAACAGAAGCCAGCCATGAGCATGAACTCAAACTGATCGAGGAGCAACAGCAGAAAGCTGAACAAGCTTACACTGCAAGTGTCAATGCACTGAGTCAGAAACTCAGCACCACGATCAATGAGGGAGCAGGAATGAGAATCATCATACCTGATACTGATAAAGTAGCCTTCAATGCTTATGTAAGAGAGCACCTGGAGTATGATGGTAAAGACGGAAAGTTCCTTTTGGTTCAGAGAGTCGGAGACAATCTTACTCAACAACTGGAAAGCCTCTACCTGCTGTTCAAGAAGGGAGATCTCAGTGGTCTCATTAAGACACAGGCACAAACTGCCCAGGTGAAAAGACTGAAGCGTGCTGTTGAGAAAACCAAAGATGATAACAAATCCGGCGCAGATGATACTGCTGGCAAGAACAAAGGATTCGTATCACTCGGAAGTCTTTAAGGCTTTCCGCACTATGTAAAAACCGTACCCATATATGGCACAACCTACCCCAGCCCTGAAATACAGGGTCACCGAAGGAATCTTTGATTCCAAATCAATGCTGGATGAAACCAACTTCTACCACCAGCGTCAGGGCGCTCCATCGGAGCTTACCCGTAAACTCACCTATATCATGGGTGACTATACAAAGAATTATCCTATTTCATTGATGACCCTCGGTGGTATTGGCTATGAAGGCAATGCTATGCAGAGAGCTGCTGTGGAATTGGATGATGTCCAGTTCACTTATCCTGTGATGGGCCGTATTCATAAAGCTTCAATTGTAAGCTCGAATGCGTACACCACTGGTGATAAGCCTGGTATCGGAAACAACCAGTTCAAGTTGCGCCTTACGGACAACTGGATTAAACGTTTCTTCATCATCCAGTCAGCCCGCGGTATTCAGGCTTATGTTCATTCTGATCCTGTTATTACAGGTACTGGTGAATATGAGTACACTGTATCATTGAATGCTGCCTTGCCAACTGACTTTTGTCCTTTGACAGAGCTGGATGGTGGTAATGCATGGATTGACATTACTACCGCTGTTGCAGAGAGTGAATCCCGTACAACTGAATCTAAAATGGCCATGCCTGGTTCATTCAAGAACCAAATGGGTTTCATGCGTCATGGTTTCAGCTGGGCTGGTAATTCTGCTAACAAGGTAATGAAGATCTCAGTTAAGACAGACAAGGGTGAAACTGATGTTTGGATGGATTGGGCTATGTGGCAGTATGAAATGGAATGGCTATCTATCTGCGAACACAACTACTGGTATTCTCGTTACAACAGGGCTGCCAACGGTACCGTGGCGCTGAAAGATTTGCTTACTGGTAAAGACATCCCAACCGGATCAGGTATCCTGGAGCAAATTCAGAACAAGAGTACTTACTCTGATTTGAACTACGACTACATGGTGAGCCAAATCGGTGACGCATTGTTTGGTCAGTCTGACACAGCAGGTATCTCTATCACATTGCATACAGGTCGTGGTGGTATGAGGGCATTCGATCGTGCTATCAAGAAAGCAGGTGGAACTATCCTGGCTAACCTTGGATCTGGCGCCGGCAACATTGCCGATAAGTTCATCTCTGGTACTGGATCACATCTGGCTTTGGGTGGATACTTCGATCAGTTCTATCATATTGATGGATACACTGTGAAAGTGAAACACAACCCAACCTTCGACATGGGTAAAGTAGCTCTTGCACAGCAGGCAGCTGGTTACACTCATCCGGAAACAGGGTGGCCATTAGAATCTTACCGTATGGTGTTCATTGATGACAACGATTACGATGGTCAACCAAACATCCAACACGTTGCTCAGAAAGGACGTTCATTCCAGCATGGTGTGATCGCCGGTATGACTAACATGCCTAAGAGTCTTCAGGTAATGACTGGAAGCTTTAACATTGATAACGAAAGCAAGGCAACTCTGCTGAGCACTGACCAGGATAAGAGCGCATACACACGCTTTAAGTCTGCAGGTATTCAGATCCTAAGAGCTAACCGTTGCTTCGACTTCCAATGCTTAGCTGGTCAGTAATATATTTAAGAAACTACTGTATAGAGGTTTCTTAATCTCGAGAGGCCCCTTTTTAGGGGCTTCTTTTTTCACCAATCCCAGGAGTTGCAGTAGTTTTGAATTTCGTATTTTTACACTTAAACATACAGTAAACAAATGATCTCGAGTAAGAAACACCCTAACAGTAGAATTGTAAAGCTTTACCGGAAGCCTTCCTTCATTGGAAATGCTCAACACGGCGCACCGGAATTCATGGCTATGAGCAAAAGGAGCATAGGTTCCTTTTGGGAGAATAGTTATTCCACGACCATTGGGTCTGGTTTGAACTTCTCTGAACAGAAGCTATTATTACCAACCATTGTAGACTGTGAACCTGAGGACAGAGCATTCCGTGCCAAGGTATCAGAGTACTACTCCGCAATCAAAACAGCAGTACCATTTGATAAAGGCCGTGAGCTGGAGATCGGATTGGAAACTGATAACAATGAACCATTGAGCTCAATCAACTTACCACTCAATCTATCTGACTATGTTACCTACCGTCATGCAAAGGCTCACCCGGAAGTAGCCGGCAGCAAGCAGGATGGTGAGAACAGTATGTTGAAATTCTACTACATCTTTGATGCACAGGAACAGGAAGATTTCGAAGTACTGGGTAACAAGGATAAGGATGAAGCATTGGTACTTTACCTGCGTATTAAAAAGACTCCGGAGAAAGCAGATATGCTGTTGACACTGATGGGAATTGATCCACGTACTTTCAAAGGTAAAAATGCTCAGGCATTGAAACTGGACAAGGTAAAAGTGCTGGCTGAAACCAAACCCTCAGATGTAGTGAAGATATTCAATGATAAATCATTTGATGAGATGTACACTATTCAAACTATGCTTAACACCAGTGTTCTGCAGAAGATTGGGGAACGTATCATCAACCCTGAAACAGGAACTGTACTCGGCAATGATATGCAGGAAGCAGTGTACTGGATCAAGGACAAATTAAACTCAGAATCACTTGTGATGCTGAAGGCACGTATGCAGGAAGGACTTCAGCAAACTCCAGCTACCAGCAAAGCATAACCTATAAAAACCTCTCCAGATGAACATTCGCGAGCAGCACATAGAAGTGTCAATGGCTACACAGAACATAGCTTCTAACACACGTCGTAAGTTATTGCCAGATGAAATAGATTGGCTGCTGAATAAGAATCTGGAGAGGTTTATTCAATCCAAACTCAAGTCAAAGGGCAATGGCGCATTCCAGGTAGATCAACTGGATGCAGATAGCATCCGTACCCTGCTGGTTACTAACAGAACTATCCCAGTGACAGACTCGTTTGACTCTGATGTGTACGTGGCTTCTTTACCAGGAGACTACAGTTACCTCATATCAGATGATAGCCGTACTCTTTCTCAATGCGGAACACCACGTCCTACCCTGAAGACCATCACTGAGAGTGTACTCTCCCTTCCTCTATACAGCAGCAAGAGTACACCTAAGTATTTCAGTACAGTAGTGATTACACTCAATGGTAACACCATCAGCCTACTGGATATTATTACCGCACAGCAAATCACGGGGTACACTGGCCTCAACTCTAAAGAGGAGAGGTATCTCATTCGTGATGTAATGCTTTGGCACATGCGTAATACACTCGGCATAATTGTATATTGGGAAAATTATAAATCTGTTTACAAGCCGCATTCTTTCATCTTCCCTGGTGGTACCATTGGAACTATCACTGTAGATGATACTACAACTGTAAATGGAATCGTCACCTCCTTATCTTACAACAGATACAGTTCTATACTGGGAACATGGCAAGCCAACAGGCTCACTCCTGCAGACAAGATCAGTACTATGAGACGTACTGCCTTTATCAAATCATCTAATCTATCCCCAATTTCAGAAGTTTCAGGACGTGAATTGACAGTTTATGGGGATACAGGCTTCATAGTAACTGGGGTGAGTATAGACTACGTGAAAAAACCCCGTAGGATAAGTCTACTTTTATCTCAGGATTGTGAGTTACCAGAAGAGTTTCATCAAGCCATTTGTGATCTAACAGTTGAGTACTTTAAAGCTATGATAGCAGATCCAAACTGGGAGACTAAACTGAAAGACAACATGACCCGATCCGTACCCATTTAAACTTTTAAAATTCATATTCATGTTAGACAGAAACAAGTACTGGAAATCTACCCTCGGTATATTTGCAGATGTATTAATCGCCAAACAAGTTGACTATTCAGGAACTGGTATCGCCACTGGTGTAACTGATTTTCCAACATTCGTAAGTACAGCTGCTGAAGGTGAGATCGCCTGCTTCAATGCTGATACCAATGCCCTGATCAGTGGAGCTACCACCCCAGCTACAACAGTCAATCTGTTCTTCGCTTTGAAAAGAGATGGTAACATTGAGAAAACTGGTACTTTCCAATTGGCTGGTGGGTACACTGCCAAACGCGTTACTTATTCTGCTCCTGTTGCTCAGATAAGTAAAGCTGTATTTGGTGCTGTAGTACCAACTGTCGGACACTACTATAGTGTGAAAGTAATTGAAACTACTCCCGGCTACCAGCCTTTCCCATCATGGGAATATGGTGTTACTGCTAAAGCAACTGATACTACTGCTGCTATCCTATTACAGCGCATTGTTGACCTTATCAATGATAAGACCAACGTAATTAACAAGGGCACAGATAGTATTGTTACTGCTACATTGTCTACCACTACCATCATCTTAACCGCTGCCTCTGCAGGAATCACTTTCCGCCTGGCATTCAGTTATGACTCATTGAATGATAATGCAGCAACTGCTACCTACTCTGGAAGTGGTACTGCCAATGCTTACTGGGGAACTGGTACTTACAACCAGGTAGCTGAACTGGAATTTGAATCTGATGTTTACAAAGGATTAGGTACACAGTATCCCGGAATGCAAATGGCTCGTCCATCTGACTTCGGTGCTCCTACTGCATTTGCATTACCCGCTGCTACATACAATTTGTATATCATACAGGGAACTGCATCTGAAAATTCTCCTACTCTTGTTGACAGACATACACAACCACGCAACATTCTCTTGGCTATCCCTTCCAACGGTGCTGCTAACGCAGAGGCTGAAGTGAAGCTGATACTAGGATTATAATATAGTTCTTAGGAACATTGCAGAATTCGAAGGTTTTCATAAATATTGGACAAGCGGAGTGGGTTTCTACCCACTCTTTTTTGTAACTTGTAATTGTTCTTAAACATCCTGTACACTATGACTCCGAATGAAATAACCACATTGATAGCTTCCAATCTTGACAGAGAGCTGGATGTTCCCTTCAGACTTCAATTGATGGAACGGATAAAGTACTGGAGAAGCAGGCATGTCGCCAACTCCATTGGAAAAGAGCCTGGTCAGCGTAAATTCTTTCGGCAAACTCTCTACGTTAAGATGACTACTGCTTCTGCTTCAAATTATGCAGCAGGCATTGGGGAGATGCAATCCATCTCAGTTGAAAAGATACCCCTGTTGATCAGAGTGGGGACTACCTTATTTGATTACGTTGGAGGTGTGGACGGCAAGAGTCCATTTCGTGAAGTAGGCCCTGGCACAGCCAACTATCTGATGACAGGTAAGTTCGCTTCGTGGTTCCCGGCCTTTGAATACAGCAATAACAAACTCTATATTGATAAGACCGGTATCCCTGTGGTGAGAACTGATGGCATCTTTGATGATCCCCTTCTTATCCAGCAGATGAGCTGTTCATGTTTACCTCAGGCATACAACTGTGATGTTTGGGATATTGAGTTTCCATGCAGTGGTGACATCATGCAGCTGATTGTTCAGTCTATACTACAGATTGATTACAATCGACCTGATTCCAAGCCCACTGATGAAGTACCAGTTGAGAAATAACTTGAGACCGATATGGCAAAACCAATTGTAAGACCGAAGCAGTATTCCATCAAAGACGTCTATGCGGCGTATGTAAAAAAGTTACTTGATGCGCACCCTACCTGGTGGGGGAAATACGAGAAACGCGTGAAGCGTAAAGATTGCTACATCTACGCCAAAGAGAATGGCAAAGTAGTATTGAAAATGAGCTGGTTTATCTGGAAAGATGTGATTGAAGTTTACTTCCATAAAGCCAAATACGCTATCATCCATGGAGAAACACTAAGACTGGGGGCTAACTTGGGAAAGATCAGAGGAGCCAGGATACAACGGGATTTCACCAAACCACTGGTCAACTGGCATGAGACGTTCAACGGAGAGAAAGGACCAGACGGTAAGTTGATCAAAGTCTTCCATACAGAGGACGACTACTGCAGAATTGAATGGGCTAAGTTTGGAATGATACCCAACGAGACCAATTATCACTTCAAACCTGCTGAGAAGAATATGGCCACCAGGAAGGGATTCAAGGCTGAGTTCTCCAAGGCACTCACTGATGACCCGCTACTTAAATTCAAATACAAGTACTACCCTATTATAAAGCGAATAAACAAACATCCGATACCATGCAATACCAGTACACCAGCCTTCGGGACGTCATTGGAAACGTAGTACGTAATACGCGTATCCAGGACAGTTCCTTCATAGCCGACATTCATGAGTGGTTGTATGAAGCCATGGAACAACTGCAGACTCAGTTCTCTTTAGAAGGAAAATGGGAGCCGGTACAAATCAACTTCCACAAGGCTAAACTTCCCTGCGGCATGAAGTACCTGGATGGAGTTGAGTATGATGGACATAGACTAAGAGAGGGCGGTGGCGCCCGGCCTGCTGAAAGAGACAGGGCAGTGACTTATCTGGACAATTACTCAGCGTTCAATTCAGTAGTAGACAAGCAGACCTTTGATGGACACACCCTGTATGTAAGTAAACTACAGGACGTCAATGCCCTTCAATCATGCACAGCAGGCGCCTATTACTACACGGACATGGGACACATCAATACTTCATTTTCAGATGGAAAAGTGATCCTGTACTACCGTGGCATCAAAACTGACGAAGATGGCTTTCCGATGATACCCGATAACCAAAACTACAAATCTGCACTCTACTGGTATTGTAGGGGGATGATGATCGGTGCCGGCTGGAAGGATACCATCTTCAAATTTGATTACTGCATACAGCAGTTCGAGATGCTCTACGGACCAAGAGCAATAGCTGAGATTCGTATGCCTTCTCCTGAGCAAATGGATAAACGCATCAATACCTTTGTACGGTTCATCCCTCACCAGGGGTACTACGACAACTTCTTCTCTACACCAGGACCAGAAGGTACATTTGATACCCGCGGCTTTGGCCCTAATACAGGATTAAGCAGTGCCAACAGCAATACACAGCAGCCGTACATTGCAGGAACCAATCAACCACTCAGCTAATGCAGAAATTTAATAAACTTAGCAGAAACACCCGTCCCCAGGAACAACCCAAGGGGACGTACCCGTTTGGTAAGAACGGAGTACAGAACTACATTGAAGGAGCTACTCTCAATGAGATGGGCTTTGCCAAGTCTGCTGCAATACTACCTTACACTCAAATCGGTATCATTGAAACAGATAAGTACCCTGTTATTTTCAGCAGTAACAATGTTCACAGTGCTATCGGATACTTTGACGTGGACAATGACATTTACATCCCCAAATACGATGACGCGTCCCTCCCATTCAAACTTCCTTTTGATACCGATTTCTATATCACCGGACAGGCCCAGCGGAACTACAAGGGAGAACTGGTAGTAGCATTCACAGATAAGAATGCCACTCCTTTCTATGTTAATATGGATACACCTATGGCCAACACCCTCAATGACCTAAAACTATTCCCCAATGCATTACCAGCAGATCTCACTATTGAAGTACAGGCTGGAGGTATCCTGTTACCCGGCGCTTATTACGCTGCACTAAAGTACACTAAGAAAGATGGAACGGAGACCAGTTACATCGCTGTAAGTGCACCTGCTGTTGTGAGTGGCACTACTGGACAGGCTACAGACAAAAGTCTTGAAATCACGCTTACTAACATAGATCCGGATTATGATTACGTACAGATAGCCATTGTAACCAAGATCAATGGCATATTATCAGCAGTACAGTTTCTTAATCCTATCCTCGCATCCGGCTCAATCACCATTGCCTACACAGGTACTGAAGTGACTGAACCAGTAACCTTGGAAGAAATACTTACTCCACGCAAGGTATACAACAAAGTGGGTACCATGGGACAACTTAATGATGCCCTGTACATTGCTGACCTTGAGAGTCCACAGCAGATTCGGATGCAAAAGTGGGTTAATCTGATCCGACTAAAGTGGCATTCTAAACTGATCACCGTAAATCCTGTCTATACTCCTATGTCAGAGGGTAAAGAGAAGAGTCACATGCATGGAGAAGTATACGCATGGTACATACGTTTCAAGAAGACAGATGGCACCGTAACACAATCTTTTGTGATACCCGGAGAACCACTGGATTCCACAGACCGGCTCACCTCCCCCTTAGCTACAGCAGAAGGACTTACAGCTAAGAAGTTCCAGGTAGAAGATAGGATACCTTCATTTGACTATGCATCTAAAAGTGGCTACTTCGGTAAATGGGAGAATGCTTCTGAGAATTACCCCAACACAGATGACTTCAATTCATCTGCTGTAGGTGGAGAGGATCTGAGGGGCACTCCTGTTAGACACCACCGTTTCCCTTCTATTGCATGGTGTAAGCAGAATCTGTTTATGGGTGAGCCCGATTACGGCCGTAACAGTTTAGATATGTTAGGCATCAGTCTGGAGAATGTAACTATACCTGCTGAATATGCAGACCAGATAGTTGGCTGGGAACTGTTTTATGCCAAACGTAATGTGGCCAATTCTACTATCGTGGGACAGAGTCTCATGCTCAATGGTGCACGTAACCAGGCTGAAACTGCACTATCCCCAAGTAATTACTATTCAACCGGAGGTAATTGGAACAGCTATATTGATTGGAAAAGTGGACCTGATTACCACCTATATATGGACCAATCCATATTTCATTTCCATAGCTTTGACATGCTATTCAACAATCCCAGTG